GAGCAGCTTATATATCCGGCACTACTGTATCTGTAAATACTTTTACTCATATAGCAGTAGTTAAAGAAGATACAGAATTAAAAATATATCAAAATGGTAATCAAGTAGGCTCTTCAGTAGCTCATGCTAACTCAATTCCTAATTTATCTTCATCTTTAGAAATAGGAAGAATATCCCAAACAGATAATAAAAACTTTATTGGATATATAGATGATATAAGAGTTTCTTGGAACGCCAAATACTCAGGTAATTTTAGTACTTCTTTACAGGCTGCAGCATCTGATGAGGATACTAAACTATTAATTCCTTTTAATGAAGGAGCTAATAAAACAGATATAACTGACTTTTCTAGAAAAGTAAATGAGTATGTGTGGTATCCTGATACTGGTGAGGTTAGTTTTGATTCTGGAATGGGTAGCGGTTCTCCTAGTTTAGGATTTTTTAATCCTAGAAAGTTTAATAATTTTACTAATGGGGTTAGAGTTACTTATAATGGAGGTTATTCTTCTGTTCCTAATGATTTAAAACTAGCTTCGTTAGAAATGATAAAAGTTCTTTATAAAGGAAGAGAGGGTGCAAAAAGCGTATCTCTTCAAGGAGATAATTCTTCTTCTCATGACTTAAGTTTAGATGGATTTCCTCCTCAAGTCAGAAGAGTATTAAATTTGTATAGGCTGCCTATGTAATGATATCTGTATTAGCTTTTATGGATGGAAAAAAACTAGAAAAAGCTCTTAGTGATACAAAAGCTAAAAGTGCTTCAGTTAAACTTGGTATTGTAGGTGAAAGAATTACAAAAGGAATTTTTAAAACTAATAAAGAAGCTACTACAAGAAGTGGTAAAGCCGATATTGTAGGAGTTCCTTCTAAAAATGTTTTATCAGTTATTCAAGCAGTAGAAGGTAAGAACTCTCCTACCGTAGCCTCATTAAATGACCTTATAAATGACTCTATGGGAGTTAAATCTTTTGACATAGAAGCTAAAGCTACAGGAAAGCTATTAGGAGGTACTGGATTTGCAGGAAGTAGACGAGGAACTTTAAAAGTTACTGGGGCAACGGCAAGTCTTAATCCTAGAGGTCAAATAGATACTGATTATATAGAAAGACAAAGAGTACTAATAACAGAGCTAGTAGAACTAGGAATGACTAGCAATAAAGGTAAAGTTTCCAAAATAAATAAACTATTTGAAGATTTAAGAATAGAAGTTGATGACTCGTATACTTCTAATGACTTAAAAGAATTACAAGACGAAATATTTAAAGTAGTTGGGGGGTCTAGAGGTAAATCTGTTATTAGAAATGCGTATGATAAAGTTATGAATGATCCTAAAAAGTTTAAACAGTTTATGGAAGGCCCTTTTGGTAATCTTATAACAGATAAAGTTACTAACTTAACAGCGCAAATAAATGTTAAGGATACTAAGTCTGATAAGACTTTAACTTTTTTTCAAACTTTTATAGGTTTAAAATTTACTAGTAAAGATATAGTGAGAAAAAAAGGATCAACAGGTTCTTATTCTTTCTTTTTAAGTAGCGCATTTGAAAAAAAACTACTAGATGAAACTAAACGTAAGCTTGAGCAAAACGCTATAGGAGTTATAGAAGAAGATATAAATAAAGTATTTAATATTAGCGGTAAAACAACTTTAAATAATATACTAAAGCGCCCTGGCAGCTTAAAAGAAATAATAGACTCTTTGACTTTTGATCTTAATATTAAAGTGCCTAGTGGAGGATCTATAGCCTTAAATTTTGGCATAACAGGTACTAAACTATTTGATGAGATAAATGCTAAAACCGCTAGAGCCTTGAGTAATAATTTAGTAGTATCATCTAAAGTACGAAAAGGTAGATTTGCTTCTGCAGCTCAATTGACTTCTTTATTACAGATAGAAGTACTAAGTAGGATGAGAAAATCTGGAAGACCTAAACCTCCTACTCTTACTAACAGGTCTGGTAGATTTGTTGAAAATTTAGAAATAGCCCAAGTTAATTATAAAAATTCTATAATTAACTATTATTCAATGCCTCTATACTACTCATTAGAGGAGTATGGGTATGACGTTGAAAATTTAATTGAAGGTAGTATAAGAGATATAACGCAAAAACTGTATTCTCGTCAGTTTAACTTGATACGTGCTTAAGTTTAAAAAAATTAAATTGCCGTAGTTATTTTCCTGTGTTATACTCTTATAAAGTTAGGTGGAAAAATGTCTCAAAGACGAGATATAATAAAAACATTAATTGATAACTTAATATTAATAGATGGTACTGGCTCACCTTTTGGAGGCTATGTATTTAAAACTAGTGTACATGAAAATGTATATAGAGGCTTTAAGCCATTAGAAGAAATTAATGACTTTCCCTCAATTTATATTGTTCCAGGAGCAGAAATAAGAGATTATAACAGTACTCTTGGAGGAACTACTATTAATTCCTTACTTCCCGTAGTGTTGCGGTGCTACATTTACGACGAAGAAGACGAATTAGTAAATGAACATATAAATGATATTACACAAGATATTGAACATATTATTTATAGTTTACCAACGACTAATGAAATCCTAGACTTAACATTAACGTCTATAAACACAGATGAAGGACTTCTAACCCCCTATGGAATTGTAGAATTACAAGTACAAGTTCGTTATGAAGTCACCTTATAAGGAGATAATAAATGCCCAATTGCGGTCCTAATACACAGATTAACCTTCAGAGAAACACTGAAGTTTTTTGGTCAACTATTGACTTGAATGGCGGAGGCGTATCGGCTTCAATGACGCCTGACAACACTTGGAGAGTAGAAGTTTTAGCTGGTTATGCTTTTAACCAGAGTGCTACTAACCAAGATATTAACACTTTAGAATCAGGCAACACGCCTGATAGAGCTACACAAAGGTTTAACACTTCCGTTAATCCAGTAGAATGGAGTATGAGTACTTATGTCCGTCCTACAGGGATGGTAACTACTGACGGTCAAGACTCACCCACAGGTAACTCTAAACCAGTATCAGACTGGTTCTTATGGCAGTCTATGCTATCTAATAATGCTCCAGCAGCCGCAGGAGTAGAATCTAGTTCTTGGGAAAATAATGGTATTTTCCACTTAGGACATAGAGGTTTTGGTGATAACGCCGATGTAGTTGCAGCTTCAAATGCTAACGTTACTGCTCATAGCTCTAACTTCCCAACAATGAAAGAGTATTCACTTTACTTTAAAGTGGATAATGTAGTATATCAAGTTGGTCAAGCAGCAGTTAATGAAGGATCTATTGATGCAGCTATCGACTCAATTGCTACTACTTCTTGGAGTGGTTTCGGTACTAACTTATTTGAGCTTACAGATACTAAAAGAGATGAAGCTATCTCAGTATTTGGTGGTACATTGAACAATGGTACTACAGCAGCAGCTAATAGTTCTACTGACGTAGGAAATTCAGCCACTCAGTCTTACCATCCTTTTGGTACTTCTAAAGTAGCTGGTTCTGATATATCATCAGCATTTATCAAAAATAGATTAAGTTCTATCGCAGTTACATCTTCAGCGTCTGGGGCATCAAAAGCTTATACATTCCCAGTTACTGGATTAAGCTGGGGCTATAACAACAATGCTTCTTACTTAACACCAGAAGAGCTAGCGTCACTTAACTCACCTATTGGTCAGTTTACTGGTGCGAAAACAGTAACAGGTAGCTTTACTGCCTATCTACGTGCAGGAGCAAACCAATCTGCGGAGTTCTTAAAAGATATCGTTACGAATACAGCGGTACAAACTAAAGGTGCAAGTGCTAACCTACAAATTGGTGGTACAACAGCTCCTTACTTTGCGGTAAATATGCCGTCAGTACAATTTGACTTCCCATCACACTCAATTGATGATGTTGTGGGTATTACAGTTGATTTCTTAGCACAAGAGACAGATCCTACTTGTGGTGATGAATTCACATTCTTTGTTAGCTCAACTAGCTAATAAAAATTAAAAAATTCATGAAAGTTGAGGGGTTCATGAATTTATTATCACTAGGAGACAGCTATTCTTAGCAAGCAGCAAACATCCCCTCACTTGTTGTACGTTAGATCGAATAGCTGTCTCTTTTTAACTTAATATAGAGGGGATAAATCCTATGAGTATGATTAAAAATTTAATGATTAACGAAAAAGTTGTCGAAGTGGAGTTTCCAGATAGCGATAATTTTTATGTTAGCTTAACTTATTTAAACAGAGAAAAATTAACAAAAATTAGAAATAGATCTTTAACTATCAAATTTAACAAACGTTCTCGCCAAAGAGAAGAAGAAGTAGATAACGAAAAGTTTCTCGAAGAGTATGCTAGAGAAGTTGTTAGAGGTTGGAGAGGTCTTACAATCAGAGAATTAGCAAGGCTAATGCCTATTGAGACTGCAGGAGCTAACTTAGAACAAGAAGTTCCCTATTCAGAAGAAGACGCACTAGAGCTTTTAAGAAACTCTACTATCTTTGATCAATTTGTTACAGATTGTCAAAATGACTTTGAAGTCTTCGAAAAAGATAAGACAGACTCACAAGTAAAAAACTAAGACGATACATATCAGAATCATTGCAGTCTGGGGGAATAACCAAAGAGCAATATTTTATGATGTGTGAACAAATGGGTACTACCCCTTTAGAGGAAGAAATACCTATAGATTATTCTGACCTAACTGATGAATGTCAAATCGTACTAGCTATATTTAATATACTACCTGATAGTATTGGAGGTATGAGTGGTGCTTGGTTAGGAAAAGACTATTCTGGTCTTAGAACATTCATGGATATATACGGTATTCAAGATGAGATGTTGTTTTTAAATTTACTAACAGTATTAGTTCAGGAAACTTCTGATCACTATGCTAAAAAACAAAAAGAGCAACAACAAAAATCTAAACTTAAAGGTAGAAAATGATTGGCAGGCAATATTAATACTAACGTTAATCTTAACGTTAAATCAACAGGTACTAAACGAGCAACTAAAGATATAAACGCTTTAAACTCTGCTCTCCGTAAAATTGGTGCCGCCTCCGATAATTCTACTAAAGGGTCTGATAAGTTAAACAGATCTACTACTAGATTAGGACAGTCTTCTGCTTCTGCAGGCAGACAGTTTTCAGCACAAGCCGCAGGACTTGGTGGGCTCGTAGGAGCTTACGCAGGTGCTGCGGCTACTGTTTTTGCACTACAGCAAGCTTTTTCAGCACTAAATAGAGCTGCCCAAGTAGATAATATTATTAGAGGTACACAAACTCTTGCTGCTAAAGTGGGCGAGAACGGTAATCAAATATTACAAAGCTTACAAGATATTACTCAGGGGCAGGTAGCGCTAGGTGAAGCTGCAGAAAAAGCCAACCTTGCTTTATCTACAGGTTTTAGTACCAAACAAATAGAACAGCTTGCTAATATATCTACTAAAGTTTCTGTTGCTTTAGGAAGAAACTTATCTGATGCTTTTGAAAGACTTACTAGAGGTGCTGCAAAACTTGAACCAGAACTCTTAGACGAACTAGGTATATTTACTAAATTAGAACCAGCTACTAAAGCATATGCTAAAGAGATAGGTAAAGCAGTAAATGACTTAACAGAATTTGAGCGTAGACAAGCATTTGTTAATGCTATTATCGAAGAAGGTAATAGAAAATTTAGTGAGATTGATACTAGCGCTCCGTCCGCACAAAAAAGTCTTAATAGGCTTAGTGCTACTTTACAAGATTTAGGACACAAATTCGGTGTTTTAGCCGCAGAAGCTTTAGTCCCTGTTATTGACTTTTTTACTAAAGACTTTACAGGGGCTATTTCTGTTTTTGCACTAGTAGCTAGACAGTTAGCATCTTCAGGCCTCACATCATTAACTGCCGGTATTAATTCCTTTTCAGCATCTTTAGATTCAAATATAGCTAGATTAGGAGATCAAATATCTGCTTCTAAGAACTCTCAACAAGCTATGGAAGATTTCTCAGAGTCAGTAAAAAATAATAATAACTTTATGGTGTTAGGTAATAAAGCTCAAGCAGAACAAGCTTTAAAATTTAAAGGTATGGGCGCGGCATCTACTTTAGCCGCTACAGATTTAAAATCTTTTATTGCTGTACAGCAAGAACAAATTAATATTGGGGCTTCAAGACTAGTTCAGTTAGATAAAGAAAATAAATCTTTAATTGCCAGATCAAAGCTAGGACCTCTTACTAGTCCTGCAGATATTGCAGCTCTTAAATCATATAGCTCTGAAAGTGAAAAGTTACAAGCAAATCAGTTTATATTAACAAAAAGAATTAATGATGCTAACGTTGCTTTAGTAGCTCAATCAACTAAGTTAAAAGCTGTTGCAGTAGCTAGTAGGGTTGCCGCTGTGTCTGTTAGAGCTTTAACAAGAGCTTTTTCTGTACTTCTACGAGTTTTAAATGTAGCACTATTAGCTCTAAGTTTTGGTCCTTTACTTTTAAATTTAGTAGGACAGATAGGTATATTTAATACTGCTATAAACTACTTAAAAGATACTTTTTTAGCACTAAGAAATGCTAATAAAGATTTGGAACTAGGCATAAGAGCTTTAGGGGCTAGATCTGAAGTAGGCATAAGTAAGATAACAGAGCAGTATAAACAATTAGGACTTTCTGCTAGAGAGGCTGCAGACGCACAAGAAAGCGCTATTAAAAGAGTAGCTGCTGCACTAAAAGATAATGATTCTAAAATAGAAGAAGTATTTGGCCAGTTTAGCGGTGCAGCAACTATGGGGGGATTAATGGCTGTAGCAGCAGGAGTTACTGCTATTTTTAGTGCCGCCGCTGCGGGTATAGCCGCGATTGTTGTAGGTGGCCTTAGTTTAATAGACATGTCTTTAGCATACATATTTGGATACGAATCTATAAGTAAAAAAGTTGCTAGTAGCGCAGCAGAAGCGTTAGGAGGACCATCAAAAACTCTTAAAGAAGGTGAAGAAGCAGCTGCCTCTTTAAGAAAAGAGGTAGAAGAATTACAAGACTCTTTTAACAGAACTGGAGACTTAGCCCTATTACAAGAAATAGATCAGATAAATGCGTTTAGAGATGCTATACTAGACACAGATTCAGCAGTTACTATGTTTACAGGAACTTTATCTAGACTTACAGGACAAGATGCTTCTTTAATTGATGAACTATTAGGAACTACAGAAGCTGATTTTAGCGATACATCGTTAAAATTAGGAGGATTAGAGATAGCAACCAGAGAAGTAGGTAAAACCTTTACTGTTGCAAATGAATCTATAGGGTTAATTTTACCTACTTTTGTAGGATTTGAATCTACACTACTTAGAGCTAATAACGCTATGAGAGATGGTTCCGTAAGTAGTAAGTCTTTTGTAGAGATTATTAATAGTTTAAGAACTTCTCAATCTAACTTATCTGATACTATAGATATCGTTACTTCTAGAATAGCTATCCAAGAACAAAAGATTAAAAAGCTTAACGCAGAAGGTACTGAAGAAGCTAGAGTAAGAGCAGACGAATTAGCAAACTCTAACAGAGATTTAATAACTACTTTAGGAGCTTTAGAAACTAGGTTTGAGCAAACTACCGATAGATTAAATGAGCTATCTGAGGCAGGAGATCAAGCTAATAAATCTTTAGTTAAGTTTGAAAATATACAAAAAGTATTTAAGTCAGCAGCAGATACTATTACTAATGCAAAGTTCAAAGGACTATTTGTTGAAACAGCAGAGGGTATTGAGTTTGCCACTTCGTCTACTCAAAAGTTTGTTAATCAGGTTAATAGTTTAAAAAATGAACTTGTAGGGATAGGAGGTCTTACTGACTTAGAAGATAATGTTGCAGCTTTTGAAAAGTTAGGACAAGTACTTAGAAATGATGATGGCAGTCTTACTACAACTACTGATAGAGCTGCAAATGCAGTAAGAGAGTTAAATCTTGCCGTAGCTAATAGAGAGTTTATGGAAAAGGCTATTAAAGGTCTTTTATTAGGTCAGGTAGAGGCTGTAAGACAACAAACTAGAGAGCTTGAAAAACAATCAAGAATAGCTAGACAACAGTTGCAGCAGGCTACTTTAAAAGCAGAAATAGATATATCTAAAGCTAGACTTACGTCACTTAATAAAGCTAGAGCAGAAGAAATAAGTATTAAAAAAGTAAAAGCTGATGGTGCAGCAATATCTAGTGAACTAGCCGCAGCAGAGTTATCTATAGCTAGAGATATTTTATCTGAGAGAGCAAAATCTATAGATATACAACAAGAACAGCTTAAAATAGTATCTCAAATAGCAGAAGAAAGAATAAAAGGAGCTAAAGAAGAGCTATCAGCACAAAAGCAAATGATATCTTTAGCTAAAGAGGGGCTAGCCTTTGATGACTCGTTCTTTGATAAAGATATCACTAAGATACTAAACTTACTTGCGGATATAGGACAAGCATCTTTAGATGTAGAAATATCTCAAAAAGATACAGACTTAGCAGAAAAACAAGCAGAAACAGCAGCTCAATTAGCAAAGTTAGAATCCAATAAACAAATTTTTGCAGCAGAGATATTAGCAAAAGAGCAAGAACTATCTTTATTAGAAGTAGACTCTAGAGCTGCAGATCTTGCGGCTCGTATAGAAATTTCAAGAGCAGAGAGACAAAATGAAATTGATTCTCTAGCTGAAAGACGTAGTATAGCTGATTTAGAAGCTCGACTAAAAAGAGAAACTCACGCAGCTAATATAGAAAATAAAAGAGAAGAATTAAAGATACTAGAGGAAAAAAGACAAGATACTATAAAACTAGTAGACTCTTTTAATAAGCTAACTACGGATATGGGTACAGAGTTTGATACCTTTATATCAGAATTACAAGCAACTTTAAGTACTCAAAAAATAGCGCTAGAAGAAAAACAAACTGTTATAGCAGATCCTGCTAAAGACAAAAGTGCCGATCCTATACAATCTAGTGCCGATGCCTTAAATAATGCAGCAGAATCTATAGAAAATGTTAGTAAAGATACATCTGCTCTAGTAGAGGAAGTTAGTACTACGGGACAATCTTCTTTAGACTCTTTAGAAGCATTAGAAACCTCTGCTCAAGCTACTAATGAGATAGCTCAAATAACTAATACTACGTTAGATACCACTATCGCTAACAAAAAAATAGAAAATGATTTAATAACTAAAAACGAAGATGAAAGACTGGCTGCTTTAGGCGCTGAAAGTGCTGCATTAAAAGAGAAACATGCACTTGAGACTGAAAATAGTAATGCAGCACTAGAAACTGCAAACAAAACTGCTGAATTAGAAGAAGTAAAAGCTAAAAACGCAGAAGCTGCTTTACAAGCTCAGATAAAAGCAAATCAGCTAGCTCAGAGACAAGCTGCTTTTCAGATTATGAATCAAACAGGAACACTACTGAGAGAGTTATCTGTAGGTAGGGCTGAAAAAGCAAGAGATAAAGCAGCAGAGAAGAGAGATAAAGTACTATCTAAACAAGAAGAAGTATTATCTAGAGTAAGCTCTTTGAGGAGCTCTGAGGCGGATGCTATGGCTGGAGCTGTTGATATTTTAAAAGAGCGAAGAGCCTTAGAAAGAGATATAATTTCGTCTATTGCAGACAGTGATGCTAGTGGTTACTTAAAAACTACAGAAGCTTATTTTCAAAACTTAAATGACTTAGACGAGCAAACTAAAGTATTAAGTGAGGCCCAAGCTAATAGAGCTATAGCAGAAGCTGAATTAGCTATACAAGACTACAAAGTTATAGAAGCAACAAATAATTTATCTAGCGCAGAAAAAGATTTAGAAAACGCACATTATAGTTTAATAGGTAGAACAGGAGACGTACTTCAAAAATTCGGAAGCTTGGGTAATAGTATGGTTAGCTTAGTAGGCTTAGCTCAACAACTAACAGGTGCCTTTACTACTCTAGGTAATACCTTAGTAGGATCAGTAACTGGAGATAGTAATAATGAAATTACTGAAGCAGTAAAAGACGGTTTTGATAAGTCAAAAGCTGCTGAAACTTCTGCTCAAGTTACAGGAAATATAGTTGCAGACTTAAAAAACGTTGTTGTAGGTAGTGTAAGAGAGTTAGGCGGGGCCTTTGAAAGATTTAATCAAGAAAGCATTGGAGCTGCAGGAGGCGCTGCTCAATATTTTGCAGAATCTGATGGTACTTTAACAGATTTTGCCGCTGCGGGCTTAGGTAAAGCCGTTACTCCTATGATAACTGGGTTTATAAAAGATTTTATTACCACAGCTTTAGGCCCTATAGGTGGTATAGCTATGACTGCTATAGATTTTATAGCAGGTGACTTTATATCTGGATTTATTGGCGACGCACTAGAAGGTCTTGCTGACTTCTTTGGTCTCATTCGTACTAAGGAGAATAGATCAACTGCTGACTTGACTACTGGAAACATAATAGATAGAAAAGATAGGGGAGTTGATCTTGATCCTGTAGCTAAATCAGCATTTAAAATGAATCAAGCATTAGAAACTGTTACTGGAGGTCTTCAGAGATTTACTGAAGCACAAGCAATACTAACCACTAAAGGTTCAGATATTAAAGAAAGGTTCTTAGAGCTGAGGGGTGGAGGGGCTGATGCAGTTAGATTAGACTTTGATAGCGAAAACTTTGGTAAGGACTTATTTGAAGGACTTATTAAAGGTTTAGATCCTAGATCTTTAACGGAAGACATGAAAACCGCTATAGGTAATATGGACTTCGATAAAGAGATAGAAGATAACATGAAAGACCTTAATTTTGCTAAAGGCTTTGATGGTTTGATGACGCAATTAGAATCTGCAGGAGGTAAATTTACTAATCTTGGTGAGTTTATAGAATTAGTAAATATTAAAGCAGAAGCTGCAGCTGCTTCATTTGCGCAAGGAGCCTTACAGCAAGCATTAGACTTAATAGACGAATCTGCAAGAATATTCGGACTCATGTCTGAGCAACTACAAAGAGCACAAGAGGCAGCTCATAATATGGTTTTAGCTCATTTAGACTTACATGTAGCTCAAGACGGTACTGTAAGTTTACTTAGTGATACGTCTACTAATTTGAGTGGTATGGCTATGGCTATGGAAACTGTAAAAGCGGAAATGAATGCTATGCAAGAAGCTCTTGAGGCTACAGGACAAGGTTCTAAAGATGCAGCTAGAATAATAGAAGAAGGCATAGCACTTAAAATTAGACAAATGGCTCAAGACTTTGGGGATGCGTTAAGTGACGTAATTCAGTTTGGTGATAGTCTAGAATCAAGCGCTGTTCAAGGATTAAAAGATGTATTAGAGTATCAACATGCTATAGTACGAGATGCTGCCTATATTCAAGAACAGCTAGGTAATGGTTATGATTTTATAGCTCGTGCAGAAAAAGCTTTAGCTATTCAAAGAGGTAATATAGTAGCTAAAGCTTCAGATCAAGAATTAAAAGCTCTTAGTGAGTTAGCAGGTGCTGGACAAGAGTTTAGTAATGCTGCTATGAAAGCAGCTACTGATGCTGAAATAACTAGAAGAGTTATGAATAATATATTTGAGGGAGCAAAACAACTTACTCAAGCACAAAGAAGTTCAAGATCTGTAGGAAGAGGCTTAGCTTTTGCTGAGGGAGGTTTTGTGCCTGGAACTCCAGAACAACAAAATAAAGATTCTGTGCCCGCATTACTAATGCCTGGAGAGTATGTACTAAATAAAGAGGCAGTTAAGAATGTTGGAGTAGGCAATTTAGCTGCTTTTAATTCTGGAGCCTTTAAAAAGATGGAAGGTGGCGGTAGTGCTACAGGAGGAGTTATTACTCCTAATAAAATAGCTACTGATGCGTTTGGAGGTACTTTTGGTATAAATCCTGCTACTCAAGCATTATTTAAAAACTTCAGCCAAGATATGACTACTACTTTAGAGTTTTATGAAGCTAGAGAGATAGTTGCTCAAGCTAATATAGAACTTTTTGAAACTTATTCAGATCTTAGAAAAGCAGCAGGGGCTAGTAATGACCTTATGAATGCTTTTGGTATTATAGTAGATCATATAGAGCGAGGAGAAATAGGTCTCGCTACTGCAGTATTTGATATAGCACATAATTTAACAGAGGCTACTACCGCTACAGAAGCCTATACTCTTTCCCTGTCTCAAAATCAGGCACAACAAGCTTTAGCTTCTGCCGGTGTTAATTTGCAAAATGAAAATATAGGTACTTTAACAGATAACTTAACTAGTTTTTACAATAGTATAAATACTTCTTCTGTAACTGCTGGAGACTTAGAAGCTGTGATAAGTCAAATGAATATAGCGCTATCTCAAGGAGTTATATTTGGTAATGAATATGGATCTATATTAGACGATGTTACTTCAGATTTTGACAATGCCTTAGCATCTTTAGATGAGTACTCTTCTTTCTTCTTAGAGCTTCAAGATATGACTTTGGACCCTACAGGTATTATAAGCTCCATAAGATCTGTTCAGTATGCATTTGAAGACGGTATGAATACTATGACAGATGCAGTTACCGATGGGTTTATAGATACTATAGACGCTGCTACAGTACAAGTTAGACTTAATAAAAGACTAGAAAAAGAAAGAATAGATTTAATTAAAAATTCATCTGATGAGCAGCTTAGAATAATTAGAGATACTCAAGATTCAATCGCAGACGCAACTTTTAAAACAGGTGCTATAGCAGAAATAGCTGTAAGAAAAATACTAGCAGTCTCTTCTGCCTTTGGTACTTTTGAGCAAGGGTTAGTAGGATTTTACAATAACTTAGTA